CCAACCTGTCGGAGTGACATAAACTGCTTTATTCTGTGAAATTACTCGTGTTCTTGAAGCCATATTATATTAAAAGGTTTATTTTAAATACACTTGATTAAGCCCTTGGGAAACGATATGTAGATAAATCGAAATCAACGAAAGCGATAGAGAAATTAGAATTTAACTTTTCCCTCAAGGCTTCTGATACGACCTTTGAAGAAGAAACTCTTTGTACGTAAGAGCATAAAGGATCATCCCCCTGATTTACGACTAAACCATCATAAGTATATGGGAAGTTCTTTACAGAATAAGAGTAAGCGTAAGGAAATTGCTCATAAGGTATGTGAGTGATTTTTTCCCTTACAGTATCTCTCAATTTAGATATAACAGAATCGAGAATGTAAGAATCTTTTGTAAGTACCATGACCCTCACTCTACTCTGAGTATCCTCTTCCCCTCCAAATGCAAATTCTTGGTTTTCAGAAGAAGCTAAAGAAATAAAGCAAGCGGGTAAAAAATAAGCCCCGTCATTCACCATTGAAGATTTATTATAAAAATACGGGGAATCTTGGCCATTTTCAATGAAATCAGAATGTAAAAGGAAATCTAGATCGTCATCATGAGAAATGTATGTATTGACTTCCTTAACAGTGTAAGTGCCTGATATGCTCAGCCCAGTCCCAGAAGCCGAAGGGAATAAGATACGACCATTGTTGTAATCTGTATACACATCTCCATTTGCGCTTGAATCTCCCGTAATAAAATCATCTCCTACAAAAAAACCAGAATTTACATTATCTACATTATACTCAGCAACAAGTTGTCTATATTCACCCTGATAACCTATCATATCAGAAGGGATATCATCAAAATCAACATAACGGAAATCATTATTTAATTCCGTAATATATGCTTTGGTATCATCTTTTAATAGACGGTTCTCTAACCATAAATAGAAACTAGATAAGAGGTTTTGATCGAATTGGGCTTTCATGATTTAAAATTTTATAATGTTATTTAAGAATTTGTGAAGCATCTTAGACACATAAGGCTTTGATTTAAACGTTGTTGGCCTGAATTGATTTTTCAATTGTATACCCTTACTAGATCTAGATGTATCGAAACTCCCGCTAGAACTGTATAAAAAAGAACCTAAATTAGATATCCCCTTCTCCATGCCCTCTGCCCAACTAGCTCCTGTCGCCCAAGGTATAGGGGTAGCCGTATAAATTTTTTCTTCCGAAGGAGCGTTGAAAATCGAAATTCTAAATCTACCTCTAGAAATAGCCCTAACTCTAAGGGTAAGTTTTTCTCTCAATATCTTATCTATAATTGCGGTTGGGTTATCCCCTCTTTCGAAACCTATGAATGAAAAAAGATTTCCATAACCCCCCAGTGTCCCAGAAGAATTAGATGAAGATGGGCCTGAGTTAATTTCTTTAGTTATAGCGTGATTATAGAAGTCCTTTATTAATTTTTGTTGAGCTTCTTCTATAATCGGTAATATATATTTACGAACCTCCCTACCTGTAATTTTCCCATTTTTGGAATTGGTAATTGAATTTAGTAGGGCCGCTTTATTAATACCTACATCAAATTTAGTAACTGACAGAAAGGCTTTAGACATTAGTTTTCTCTTTTAAGGAACACTGTATAGTACTGAGTCGAGAATGGTCCTACATGCTTCGCATCAGAATCGATTACATATAAATCATTGTCTATTTCTACCCTTATACTATCTTTTACTTTTTCATAACCTTTCGAATCAACTTTAATTTTAACTTTCCCATGAGAAGCGGTTAGATTAAACTGCGCTCCAGCGTCCACAACAGATTCCCCTTGATTCGGAGAGAAACTAACTCTAGCCTGTACGGTGTGTTTAACCAATTCTGTTTGAGAGTTTAATTTAGAGTCATCTTTTTTTCTACCATACAAAGGGTTGTAATTTAAAGTTGATGGCCTTGTAGCTACCTTTTTCTCAATAAATACATAAATATCTCTAGCAAAAGTATCGTGGACTTCTGAGAGTGCATTTTTTATAGCTAGCTTTTGAGAGCTTGTAAGTAAAGAGGCCATTAGAAAGATCTATATGAATTAGTTGAACTGTAGGCGTTGATATTATCGACGGGTTCAATGCCGTCTCGGCCAAAAACTTGAAGAGGGGATGACTTATATACATTGTATTTCCCTACTAAATCATTCAACCTGTCTGTTGCATCTACTTTTAAATCTCTAAATGTTTTAGCTACAGAATTTTTGTTTTGTCTTTGTATTGTTGTATCACCCTCTTTTAAAGTGAGCCAATCGGTATCTGAACCATACGTGAATCCCCTTAAGGAATCTCTAGCAGCCTTTTCGTAGTAATGAATTTCGTAAAGAGCACTCAAAATATTTTCTTCTACAGGCATCAAACCTGAACCTTCGCCTATTTCTATAGCTCCAGTATTATTAACATAAAATTCTTCATTGGTAAGACCGTTAAGTTCTCCTATATTTGTCTCTAGCCAGCCAGAAACGTAAGATACAGGAAACCTCTGACGGTCTTCTGAAAATTCGTAATTTACGATTTTTGTAGCAAGAGAACCAAGATCATTCATTAAATAATCTTACAGTCAAACAAGCCTTTAGGGAACTCTACAGTTCAAACAGCTTCTTCACTTCGTCACTGACATCAGTAGCTACTGGAGTAGGTGGTCCAGCCACAGAGACATTATGTTGCCTTAAATATATGTCGAAAGATTTCTCTAGAGCTTTCTTCAACGATAATTTAGAACTCATTTCCATCCCCGAAATCCCAACTCTTTGGGCTAACTCTGTCATTTGAGAGACCGACATTGATCCTAGATTCTCTGCAAAGATGTTTTTGTTTAAAGTCTTATATGGATTCATATCTTGGATACCAAGCAGACCCTCCAATTCTTTAGCTTTTTCAATCTGCTCCTCTTTCCCTGTACGATCTTTCCCGTCAGCAAATTCAAACCCCTCTAAAAATTCTTTCTTATCAGACATAACTTATAATAATAGGTTACACTAAAAAAATCAAATAAAAAGAGCCGCCTCTTTCGAAGCGACTCTCAATATTTAATTGTTTATCCAGTGGATTACAGGACGATTCCGCAAAGAGCGCGATCATCGATGCAAACACGACCTTCTTCGACCTTACCGTAGTAACCGATCTTATTTTGACGGACGGAGAACTGATCATCAACGAGAACGCTGAGTTCACCAGTAGATCCTTCGTCAAGAACGACAGGACGGACAAGAGCGTCACGAGAACGATCAACACCAATAAGGATCTGTTGAGACGCTGGGTTGAAGGTAATTGCACTACCTGCAACAGCATCAAAGATCTTGTTGAAACGCTGATTTTTCCCTAATTCAAGGATCTCAATAACATTGATACCGTAGAAGCTAGGAAGTCCTGCACCGCTGTAAAGCTGAGAGCGAAGCTCTTCAGGAGCAGCCATGCTGGTAGTTCCAGAAGTCGCTTGGCGAGTGTTTACTGGGTTATACGCCATTGCACGGATGTCTGCGATAACTTCAGGAGAAACCAAAAGATCAGTAACTCCAGCTTTACTGCCACCAACAGGAGTACCTCCAACAAACGAGCTGTTGATACGCTTAGAGTGGGTGATCAAGCTGTTAAAGTCATCAAGAACGAGGTTAGATCCAGCAGCACTAATTACGTGCTTTGTGGATGAACCAATTCCAGTTCCTGTCGGAGCAGAGTCTCCACCAACAAGGGCGGAAGCAAGCACGTTGAATGCGGTGCGCTCCTGCTTAAGCATAACTTCCTGAGCCATACGAGTGAAGGTCTTCGACACAACGTCAACACGAGCCTTCTTAGCGTACTTACGGTCGAAAGCGAGTGCGCTATCGAGGGTATAAGTGCTAAACTTTAGTTCGTTATGAGCTGGGAACACCTGATTGTATGGAAGTCCTCCAGCAACTTGCTGAGAGTAAACTTGCACATAATCTTCTTCAGAAATGTCGTGGAAGAGGTCAAGAGGGAGGGAAGGATTGTCATCAGCCTGATAAGTCAGAGTGGTGAAAAGATTTCCAATAGTAACAGCGTTGTTGATAACTTCGCTGACCACTGGCCCAAGAAGTTCTGCAACAGCTGCCTGTGCCTCGTAAGCCTCTTCACGATTATTCGAACCCATAGCGCGAACTAGGGCTAACTGATCTTCAGTTCTTTTAATAGTAATTTTCATAATCTGTGAGTGAATTAGAAGTTGATGTTGACAATTGCGTATCCTCCTGCGTGGGTATCACCAGCAGCACGAGTTCCAGTTGCGAGAACCTTACCGACAACAACGTCAGTAGCAGCAGCTTCTCCAAGATCACCAGCTCCCCAAGAAGCAAGCTCAGTCATAGGAGCAGGAATAACACCACCAGCGAAAGCTCCTTCTAATAAAGCGAAGGTTCCTTTAGTCGCAACAGGTACAGATTCTCCAGAGAGAACACACTGAAGCTCTTCTTTTTTCTGAGGGTAGAAGCGAAGCTTCTCTCCATTCTCGTCAGTGTCGCGAACGTCACGAAGAGTAATTCCAAGAGCAGCAGCACCAGAAGCGCCAGCGTCCACACGGAGTGGGTTAACAGCAAGTGGAGAGTAAGCATTTCCCTGAGAAGTCAGGAATGCGCTTCCACCATCAACGAGATCAACAAGATCGTCGTTGAGATTAGCAGCAGATACTTTTACAACAGTACCTGCCCCTACAGCACCGCCTTCATACGCGAACATGTTAACAACATCGTTGTCATCATATTGACGAAATGGCAGCATATTGGTAATTTCATTAGCCATAATTTTATATTATAATTAGATTTTTATTTTGTTACTTCAACAGAGAAGTTTTCTTTTAGTTTCTCAACTAAAGAGATTTGTTCAGAAGCTTGTGCGTTATTATTAGGAATTGGAGTAGTCTCAACTTCTTCAACTTCTAACTCATCTTCACTAGCTTTAACTTCCTCTTGCTCTTCAGGCTCGTCTTGCTGGAGCTTAGAAGCGATAGCTTCCTCGATCTTAGCTTTGACTTCTTCCTCCTGAGCTGCAATGGCCTCTTTGGTCTTGCTAGCAAAAAGAATAGAAAGTTTTTCTTTAAAGGTATCGAAGGCTTCATCAGAAGCTTCAACAGACTTTAACTCATCTACGACTAACTTAAGCTCAGCTTCAGTCAGTTCATATGTGGAATCGATAAAGGTCATGCGAGAGTTAAATAACTCAACGGCAGCTTGAGCTTCAACCTCAGACTTAAGAGAAGATAGTTCAGTTTGAACAGCCTCAAAAGAAGCTTTCAACTCAGCCATCTCAACTTCAGCTTTTTCACGAGCTTCAGTTTCAAGTTGTACCTTAGATTTCCAGTTCTCGGAATGCTCGTTAAGAGCATCACGCATAATCTCGCCAACCGAAGCGGCTTGATCGTCTTTCTTGACTACTGAAGCTACGCTTTCGGCAACTTGTGTCATTAATGTCTCGAATTGTTCTTTATCCATATCAAAAATATCGAATTTGTTATTTGTTACATCACATTCCGCTTTTAGGGAATTTTTAATATTAATATTATCTTGTTCCGCTAAAGAATTATCAACATCCTTTTCTTCTTTATTTGGTTCGGAAGTATAAATTCCTTTCACTCTAGCAGCGGGTTTATATGTTAACGCAGCACCTAAAGGGTAAGTCTCACCATAAATCAGACGATGGACTGGCGTACCTTCTTTATCAACCCCCTTGCCTCCGAACCCTTTTACATACTGCTTAAGTTCCTCTGCCTGTGAACCTTCGGCAATCTCACACTCGTCCAATCTATCTGATCCATAGACGACTTTATAGTTTTTAAATGCAAGTTCCCAACTAGTAGCAATACTCTGATATTCTTCATTTTCTTCGTTAGCGGCTTCCTGAATAGCGTTAGCAAGTTCGGGGAAAATATTTTTATAAATTAATCCAGCGGCGTTTATATAAAAAGGTTCTTCCTTTTCTGCGTATGAATCAATAGCGTTGTCTTTAAAATCAAGTTCTTCTACAGAAAAAGAAGCATTAATCATGTGACCGACGATTTTATGCTTCTTGTGTTCAATATTGATAGGTTTGTTTATAAATCTTTTTACTGCTGATACCGCTGTTTCTGAATCTATACCATCGCCGTTTTTATTAAATTCATTTACTACAGCGAGGTTGAATACTACAGGAAGTACATCTACGTTTGCTGATGGATCGAAATCTTCAGGTAGTAAAGATTTAGCAGCTTCCGCGATAGAGCCTTCGGATACTCCAAACTTATCATAATCAGTCTCTTTAAGCGCCCTGATATTACAATCAAAACTGCTTACCTCAAAATCTTTTAAGTCCATATTCATTCTATACACTTAAATCTTAGTTGAGTGATGTAAAATTGCAGCAGACATATCATCAAGTTGATGTTTACATCCTAAATCAAGCACATCTTTATCAACATTAAGTTCAGAAAGGTTTTCTATATTTTCAACAATACTAGCTAAAGTATCATCCCATTCCTCCCTTGCTTTAGAAACAACGATGGACTCACAAGCTTGAGAGACTAAATCTTTTCTTTGCTCATCTAATTCATCTAAACCGTACTTTATTGCAAAGTCTGCATAAGCCTTGAGTTCAAATTCACTAACTATTTTAGTAGCTTCAATAATGCTCTTTTTAGAGAAATTAGAGTTTGATACTCCGATAGGGCGACCTCCAGATGGAGCGACAGGGGCGACTTCAGGCTTAACAGGCTCATCGGCACCCTGTTCTTCTTGGTATAAGTTAATGCTATTAACCAAAGGTAAATAATGCCCTTCTTCCCTATGCTCTTTAAATTCTTCTTGAGCCTTACCCATATCTTCAGACTTGGGGAATTCTCCAGTATGAATGACTTCCATACCTTGTTGAGGGGTTAGGACTCCTAGCTCCATCATGCGAGTAGCAAGCTTTGTCATGTCTGAATTATCTAAAGTGTCCGTTTTGACAAACTTCGCTTCAGGCCAAGAACGCATACCTGCAGCCTTACAAATACGACGAATTTCTGGCTGGAGGAAATCCCTTAAGAACTGCTGGCGGGACTCCTCAAGTCTTTGAATAAACACCTTCATCTTAAGCTGACCGTCAGCATACTTATTGTCTCCAATTAGAACATTCTGGAGACCTTCTTGAATATCACGATTAAGTATCTCATACTTTTCGGGTCCAATGACCTTACGAAGATCGGGTATAACAAAATCAGCTTTTGTTGTATAATCAGATACGAGTACTCGACCGACACTTTGGTTTTTAAAGATGTTCTGCATAGCAGCCAGAGCTTTATGGTTAACTCCTCCTTTATCTGGTTCAGCACCCATTGTGACCAAAAGAACGACATTTTCAATAGAGCGGGAGATTGCTTGATCAATTTTTTTAAGTTCTAATTTTTTATTGATGTCGTCTAAGACAGAGAAACCATAAGGGACTGAAAGAGGCTCATAGTCTTGTTTTTTAGCAAATACTACATGTAGTAGTTCAGAAGCTAATTTAATATATAAACGCTCAGTGGTTGTGGCTGTGTTGTTTTGAATCCTTACCTGTACATCTTCTGGCAAAGAGTTATACATCTCAATCTCATGCTCTGTTTTAGGTTCTTTAAGTCTAGAGATTTCATATGGTGTAAGAACCTTGAAGTATTGAAAGTCATTAAAAGAGATAGAACCTTTAGTGGCAATATCTGTAGGGTTCATGATTAAGTACTTAATGGGTATAGGTACATTTTTAGTTGCGCCATAAGTCTCTAAAACCTTACCCGTATCACTGGTTTTAATTCTACCATCCATGCGGTACATAAACACATTGCCAGATCGATAGTATTCACGGAAGTATTGAGATTTTAAATCATGCATCTTGATTCTTTTGAACCAAGCATTAATGAAGTTACGAGATTTCTCAGAACCTCCATCCAAATATAAATCAGAATCAGCGAAGTCTGATAATAAGTCTATTGTACTACGGAATGAAGGCACATTGAAGTAAGCTTTCTGGCATAGTTGTATGGCATCACGAGAATTTACTGAGTCACGGGAGTAATCAAATGGCAATAAGCCATCTTCGATGTTTTTAAATCTATTTTTAGTATAACTCTGGGTAATACTATTTGTCCTTGAGCTAGAACGTTTTGAAGAATCTGCAAGACGAGAAGCTGTAGTCTCATATAGCGACTCACCAACCAGTTCAGGAGAAAACTCTTCTGCCAATGATTGGCTTGTGATATCTTCTAAATTGTGATTAGGAGTACTGTCTTTAAATTTACTCCAATATTCTGATCTCTTTGTATACTTACGCTTCTTGGCCATGCTAACAATTGTTACACTAAAGTTATAAAAGTTACTTTATAACTTTTCAAATAGTAAACGGTATAAATGTAGCAGTAGGTTTCTTTTCAGGCTTAACGTGCAGAGAGTCAAAATATACTTTGGCGAACCAATTGCCCAGAATCAAAGCAGAATAAGAGTCTTTACGTGCTCTATTCGGCCCTTTTTGTCTTCGGATGTTTTGGGGTAGATTAAATGACTGTGAACCTTGGGGGTTTGTAGTAACCTCAATGTTAGCGCATTCCGACTTTGTAAGTTCAATGTTACTTTTTTGTTGATCGAGAAGGTCAATCATTTTTGCTCCTTTAGAGGTAGCTGTAATTTTATTATCCCACTTTATTTCATCAATAGGTAAATTCTTTTTCCTTTGTTGATCAAAGTGATCGTCTACCGCTCTAGAAGCAAATAGTATTCTTTTATGGTCTATGGCTGCTTGTAACATCTCATTACCACTTCTGATCCAGTTAACTGTAGGCTTTCTTAAGATACAATACTTTCTTTCTCTCTGATTATATTGGTTCTTAAAACTAAGTATATCGTTATGCCATTGATCAGGCTTTTCTAAGTCTACTTCTATAACACCAATATCAACCTTAGCTGTTTTAAACAATTGGCTCTCATTACAAGAATTTATGAATTGAACTCCTCCGTTGTAGTCACCGCATATCCCAACGATGTTAAAAGATTCTATAAGGTACAAGAAGTACTTCATATGGTCTTTTAAGGACACTCCAGCCAAAGCGTAGCTATGGACAAGGCAGACCTTCTGTTCGTCTCTCAGAACCTTAAATACGTGCATAGCGAAGTGGTCAGCACTTGTGTTACCAGCCCAGTTAGGGTCAAAAGCAAGTAAATAGTCATCACTTGGATTGCCTACAACTTCAACAGCAGGGAATTCTCCATCAGCGATGGTGCAAGCCGCCATCTTAGATAATCTGAAGTAACCGTCACTCTCATCCACAAATTGAGCACCGAACTCTCGTTTGAACTGCATTTCAGACATAGTCTCTTTCGCTTGTTTAAGTAAGTTTTGATCATATAATCTAGTAGGAGCACAATCATAACTTAATTGCATTATTAATCGATAAGCATCATCAGCCGCTTGTTCTTCATCATCATTATTTTTATTTAAATCAAGTTCTCCAAGAATAAGCCCCTCATACTTCTTATAGAGTTTAAACATATATTCAAATTTGAAGGATGGAGATGAAAGTATTATAAGTTTGTTATTGGGCCACACATACCTTTCATTTTCTTTCAGCTCACCCTTGTCGATTAGGCGGGATTCTAGTTTATGCAATTCCTCTCTTTCAATTGGATTTTCCACTACGCCAAGGAATGGAATAATAACTTCATTGAATATCTTTTCTGGTATTGTTAAGAACTCATCTAGTACTATCCTATTAAATCGAAATCCACGCAGTCGTTCTCCATTAGCTAGCGGAAGGGCTATCGCACGACTATTACCAATTTTGAGGGTCCATTGGTCAGTTCCCTTTGTGATTTTAACTCCGCACTCTTTTACTAGTTTTGCTTCGGGCTTACTAAGTATATCCTCCATTTTTTGGAAGATTTGTTTTGATTGCCTAAAGCTACCTGCAATAACACCTATATTCGCGTTAGGGTTTAAAAGACACTCAAGTAGTACATAAATAGCTGTAGAGAATGTTTTAGACATACCACGGGAGAATACGAACATAGAATAGTCCGATACCATCATCCCCTTAATAGCCATAGCCTGAAATGGAAATAATTTTACCCCTAAAAATAACTCAGAGGTAAATGCAATATTAGCCCTTAAGAACTTATATAATAAATACTTTGCTTCCTCGTCAGGCAAGTCGCCGTCGAGTGTTTTTAAATAAGAATTAAATTCCGTAGCGGAGTAATCATTACGATACCGCTGTTTTCCTTTCTGCCATGCCATGAACTTTTTTCTCTAAATGATATTGTACATCAACATGCCATAAGCCTTGGCCGTGATATAATATTTTGGGGATTATCTTTTTAGCTCCCGCCCTTGAGTATGCAAAAATGAATTGTACATTCTCTGGGTAATCGAGCATTAGATCTCGCACATTGTGCCACAAATAACCTAAGTTCGATTTAAACTTCGATATTTTGTTGTCTTCTTCGATTTTTTCAATAGAAGACTCGACAACAATGAACATGTAAGAATTAAACTGGACACAACGATCCATTTCCCGCCTAAATCTTTTAATATCTTTCCCGAATGTTTGTCTGAAGTCATCTTGTGCTTTTCTATCTACAAATGTTTTTGAGTAATATTTACCTGCGGCTGTATAATCACCGAAGTCTAACTTGTTGCTTACGCCGTTTTCAAATTTTAATGGTTTTTGCTCCCTTGTGTCTACAAAAATAGGAAGGTCATTGTGGTTCTTCTCCCAGAAGTCTTTTGGTAGGTTTTTAGAGAACCAAGACTCTATGCCTAAATCTTTTGAAAAGTCAGAGTAAGAACTCCACATTTTCCTATAGTAATCTATATTCGGGAGTTTAGCTAACATATAGTAAAGATCAGGAGGGGTAAACTTAACATCTTTATTCCCAAACTTCCTTTTTGTATATTCTATAAGGTGGTTTTTAGCTTTTATTGGTGAAGTCGTTTTCAACCAAGATATGTAATTCTCTGGTTGATTAAAATCTTCCATGAAGTACTGGTCGTAATTTTTAAATTTTAGTAGCTCGTTTGTAAATAAATCCCTTTTAGCATAATTTTCCACATAGTACTCTCCTATGGAAACGCTATGTGCTTTTAGGTGGGCATGGAAACCCCTTCGGCTGTCGTAAGCCTTACCACATTCTTTACAAACAAAGTCACTCATAATAATTCTTTTTTGGATATTCCCAAGATCCTTGCTTTATAATCGTCCATACTCTCCAATCTGTCAGCTTCTTCTTCAATTAATTTATTTTGAAGTTCAGCCATCATGATCATACGGTCTCTTTCTTCTCGTTCTTGGAATGCTTCGACCAAAGCAAAGATAGATCCATTTTCTTCTCCTTTGGCTTTTAGTCGAGCAGTTCTAGATCCATTGAGATCCTTCGTCAATGATTCAATTCGTTTTTCACACTGGTTAAGCTCATCACTAGTGGCCTTGATAATCTCCGTCAGACGCATTGTGATGTCCCTTTCGTTGTCTTGGTCGTCAAGTAGTGCGTTAAGCTTGTCAATGCGCTGCTGGATGTGTTTTTGGCGCACGTAGTTGGTACACACGGTCACATACAAGTTCAATTCGTCATTAGTGAGGTCAGGCTTGTCCCAAATCGCCCTGACGAACTCACTTTCAAATAAGTCGCGATCAGCTAGAGTTGTATATTGATTTATGAAGTGATTAAATCTTGGGCTACGCAAGTAGATGATTAATTGCTCCATTAATTTCTTTTGTTTTGTCTGGAGAGATAATTCTTCTAATTGGGTTGAACAGAAGTTATTTACCTTACTTATAGCCCTACTAATTGACTTTGGAGCCACCCACTTCTCTTTTGTTACAATTTCATTATCATCAACGATTTCTGGCCGATAGGTCTTAAGGAAATCAACGATGACTCGATGTTTCATGCTAAGAGGAATGATGTCCCTGTCTTTGAATGTGAGTCGGGCTATTTCTAGTGCATTCATACCAACCTCAATATTATCCGTCATTAGGAACTCTTTCTGCTCTTTGTTGAGATGTACCTGCTCTACCTTTGGGGCTAATGAAGTATTTGCTCTTTTGTCTTGTTCAGCTAAGAACTTTCTAACTGCTCTCCCTTGTTTAGACCGACCATCGATATTCTCATCATTAAATATCTTTCGGGTTATATACATTAAGTCAGGATTCTTTTTAAACAGTTTTAAAATCTGCTCTTTCTGCTTCTCTGTTAAATCGTATATCATAAATCCTCCTGTTTTACCACTTTCAACGCAATCATATAGAATTTCTTTTTTAAATTGTTTATTTGTTTGTATCTAGGGGTCTTTCTCTTACTAGTGTCTTTCTTAAACCCGAACTTCTTAGCTACCTTTTCTTCATCCCAATGCTCCATGTATAATAACCTATATATTTCTTTATGTTTCTCCCCCAATTCCAACATAATTAAATTATGTATCTTTAAAGCTTTTTCTTCATAGTTCAATTCATCGTCTTTCATTCTATCTTGAACGGAAATAAGAGAGTCAAGTGAAACAGGCATTTTTAAATTAAAGGCTGATTGTTTCTTGGTCTTCCACTTGGCGAAATCATCGCACTCATCATCTTGCTCTTTACTTTTAGTAAACCCACATTCATCTCCACCTAAGTAGAAGGAACAACGAAGGCATGGCTTAGCAAAGTTCCCATAGTGATTCCTAATCAAGTTTTTAATCTGATTATTCATCAACATAGACGCCCAAGGCTTGAAAGCCCTCTTCTGATCCCACAGATGCCACTTTTTGTGTAAATGGATACGGATGATTTGACATACGTCATCGTAATCCAACCATGCTATAGAATTAAGTTGCCACTTAGCTCTATATCTATTTAAAAGTAATTCTATTTCTGGGATAAGGTCTTCATAAGTCTTATCCATCAATATCTTGGACTCGTGAGGAAGAACAATCAGCCTGACTCTGTTTGATCATAGCTTCGCCATCTGGTAGATTAGGCGCTGGGCGATCAAAACTATTAGCAGAATCTGGAGTAGCAGATTTCCATAAATCAGTTAGAGTAGTTCCTTGGTTATCCCCAACTTCGGCAACAATATCGTTTTTTAATCTATTAAGATCAAGTCTACGAGGTTGTTCTACCTCATGCTCGACTTCCGTTGTCACTTTTTTGACAGAAGCTTGAGAGGGCATCCCTATAGAAGCACCACAGTCAGCACAAAACTTTGGTTTAGCCACCTCGTACACATTCTTGTGACCGCAGGAAGAACAAAATACTTTATTCATATAGAAATTTTATTGTTTCGGGGTTAATAATTCAATTTTTTCTACAAGATAACTGATAATTTTATCTCTTATCACATCTTCTTTCCCAAAAGATACACTACACACACCCTTTTTGGAACTAGCCTCATCCTCAAACAAAGACTTAAGCCTATCGAACCCACTATTCCTAATATCACTCTGCAAACTATCTCCACATATAAACAACTTACTACCACGACCTATCCTTGTAAGCACAGTAGTCAATTCTCTCACACTCATATTCTGAGCCTCATCCACAATAACCACCTTATCTCTCCAAGTACATCCGCGCAAAAAGTTTATCGGTTCCGCTTCTAGTACCTTTTTATTTTTTAATTGGTCTTTCTCTGGCTTATTCAATAACTCATCAATCTTATCTAAAAGGGGTGCCATATATGGCCCAAACTTATCATCCATGTCTCCTTTCAGAAAACCTATCCCCCTATCCGCACTCTCCACCACACTACGCAAATATAATATTTTTAAGTTTTTGTCGCTATTGTATAAATCTAATGCACTATAAACTGATAAAAATGTCTTTGCTGTTCCTGCTGGACCCCCAACAAACACTATTCGTGTTTTGTCGTCAGTCATGATATCATAGAATTCTTTTTGTTTCTTTGTCAATTCAATATGACCCAATAATAAGCTGTTGTCTTTTGCCATTGGTTTTTATCTATTACACGGTTTCTAACCTTGTAGCTGTATTTTATTATATGGCGCATCCCCTAATTTATAAAAATAACTTTCTATATAGTGTTCACCACCCCCCCGCTGTGTGCGTGTCAAGCAAAAAAGCAAAAACTTTCAGAAAACCCCTCCCCTTTGCAAAAATGTCAGATAATACAAAAAAAAGCTTTTAATTGTGAGCTGTTCGCTGTATACTATGCCCATGAAGAAACAAGAAGAGATGCAGTCTTTTAACTACGCCAACGAAGATGGTGGAGGTATGAACAAGAGTTTATTCTTCCAGATCATGGACGAGGTTTTTGCTGGCAGTATGTACAAAGACATCGAAGACAAGTATGGTTCAGAGATCACCAAGGAGTATCTGAAGTATGGGGATGACAATGGTCACTTTGACTTTTTTAAGTTCGGTTGGATAAGTAAATAAATCGAAATAATAGCAAAGAAAGCTTGCACTACTCAGGAAAACAAAGTAAACTACTCACATGAAAGCAAACAAGCCTTACCCCGCCACTCGCTCACAAGAAGTTCAAGATCTCATTGATCAGCGCAAAGCTCAGTTCAAAAAGAATTCTGAGGAGTTCGCCAAGCAAGAGCCGATCCCTTTCTTTAGCGATTGCTCTCACGCTTCCCCCGCCCCAAGAAAAACAAAATAAACCTTTTCTTTAGCCCTAACTCTATACTAGAATACTCCCATGACTGAACAAGAACACATCGCATTCCTCAAAGACCAACTCTTTACTTTACGCCTAAGGCTTGGTGAAATTTCTTCTAAAGCTAGAGTCGAGGCTTTATACTCCGACGAGGAAAAACGCAAGGTGTTTCGCAAGTTGGGGGATATGGCTGATAATTCTGTTAAGGAAATCGACAACGCTCGCGAACAAATCAAAACTTACTCATAACCCATGAACCTACACAACTTCAAAGACCAAGACGCCAAGGGCAAAGCCATTCTCATTCTCACTTACCCTTTCGCCATTGGTGTGCATTGGATGGAATGGCGCAGGATGAAAAAGCTCCAGCGCATGATCAGAAAGTGGATCGGTGCAGCTTGCAAGAACCCAAAGGGGCATGAGGCTGAGATGGTCAAGGAGTGGAGTGATGAGCTTCGCTGGATCTACGGCAAGTAAATAAAAATAATATGAACGAAGATAAAATAGACTTATCAGGGACATTTAAACAAATCAAATCTTTAAATTGGTTAAGAGAATGTCTAGCTTGGAAGATATCACATCTTAAAACCCGCTCTAAAGCTAAAAACTTTGAACAACGCAAAAATATAGCTGAAGATCTAGAATACGCTCTTCATGAGTTTGAAATCTCCATAGGACTAAGACAAGAGAAGAAGGAGGAGCCTCAGGGTCTCGCCGCGCTCTTAGCGCAAAACCTAGATCAATAAACTTTCGTCAAGTGAGTATAAACACGGTTAAGCGATCCGTAAGACGTTAAATAAGGAGTGATCGTGGGTCTGGCATAGCCCTCGCAGAAATATGCCACCATTTTAAATCAGAACAGTGAGAGTGTCAAGCCTTTTAGGGTAAAAAAAGTAAATAAAAACATTTAAATAAAAAACGCTCTAACTCACTGAGCGACAACGACTTAGCGCGGAGCGCCCCGCCCCGCCCCGTAACTCATTGAGTATCAACGACTTACGAGGTTTTTTTCCATAGTATACTCTGGCCCTATGTCAAGCCTTTTGCTGAAAAAAATAAATTAATTTTATGCGAAAAAAGCTTTTAATTCTCTGCCTCTGGCCCTATACTCTTCGCATGATCACTAAAGAAAGTATCGCTAGCCTGACAGGGAAACAGTTTGTTTACTATACCGCCAACAACAACAATCCTCGTATGTATATCCTTCGTGGTATCGAGCGCATGACAAATGAGTTCGCAGTGTGCAAGGTCGTGGACAAGAGTCACGATAGCAAGACTAGCAACAAGCAAGTGTTCAAGACTCTTCACTTCGGGCGCATTGAAAAATAATTAAAAAACATTTAAAAAGGGGTTGACTCCAACCCCAATTCAACTATACTTCTCACATGAGCAACACCAACAACTGGACAGTAAGAATGTATAAAGCAGAATTAGAGGGCATGGAACAAGGTCTGGAAAAAATCAAGTCCTACGGTCTCTGTACCCTCTCTGCAGAAAAGTTAATTGCTGAAAAGAAAAAACAAATCCTAAAAGCCTCTAAGTAATATGAAAACCTTTCTCTTCCTCACTGGCCTCACTCTTCTCATGGTAATCTCTGGAAACCTTGAGCTTCGGGAGTGGGAGCAAGATCAAAAAATAAAAGCAGAAAATCGCCGAAATATCCTCGACAAGATCTCTCAAAACCTTTAAACTATCCCTGATGAAAAACCTATATACACTATCCCCCGCCGCCCTTGAATCTAAGCTCAACAAGCGTGTGATCACCTACGCCAATGCTGGGCAAAGCACCGTTAAGGCTGACGGTATCAGAAGCTTCCTTGTGGAAGAAATCCAGACCGATGGATTCGCCGAATTGAATGGCAAGCGTTATGTCGTCGCTGCTACCCGCGACCTTGATGACGCAGGGGAGCGCAAGTTCCGCACCCTCCACGTTGCAGGGATCACCAAGGTGAAAGGCCGCTTCGCCACCGCAGTCCAAATGATCAAAACTCTTTTTTAGGTGTGTGTGTATCGGTAATGCAGCGGGAGGGTTTTGTGTTTCTGTCCCTTCTGGTCAAATCATCGCCGACTAGGTAACTGCATAAAAGCCTAGTGCATAAGCCTCGCCCCCTTTCCTTCTTTTGGGGGCGGGGTTTTTTTTGTTTTTTATACAAAGAAAGCTTGCATCTAATTCTTTTCTGGAGTAAAATCTACGCATGGCAACACTAAATGTACATCAGTTATATGACTTCGCTTATCAGGCAGGACTCCAAGGGCAGGAGAGCATGACTTGCCCAAGGTCTTACCGTGGGTGGGTGATCCCAGAAATGTTTGAAGACGGGGAGTTGGCCATGGGGGTTTGGAGAACAGCCTATGCCGAAGCCCAAGAGTGGGTAGCTCACTGTGAGCATAGCGAGAAAGAGGTGGCTCCTTGGCACGACTAACCGCCCCGCGCAAGGCTCCCGAAAGGGAGCTTTTTTTTGCCTTTGTCCCTTTTTTAGCTTTACAGCCCGAAAAAAATCATTTTAGAAAAAAACGCTGTAACTCGTTGAATATCAGTGAGTTAGCGGGCGGGGGCAGGCGAATCGCTCTAACTCGTTGAGTATCAGTGACTTAGAAGGTTTTTTAATTTTAAGCTGCTCTGTAACTCACTGAGTATCAGTGGGTTATCTTTTGTGGATCTGGGCGTATATTTGGCTTATTTGCTTTTAACCTTAGTGACCTTAGCGCATTATTTGCTTAAATATCTGGCAATGTTAGTCAAGTTTATTTGCAAAAATATTTGGCATTGTTAGCGCAAAAAAAACATTAAAAAATCGTTGACCATTATAAATATTCTGTCAGGATACTTCTGTTATGGGATTAGACCAATATGCACACCGAAAGGACTCTAATGGTGAGTCAACTGAGCTTTCTTACTGGCGCAAACATAATGCTTTGCAAGGTTGGATGGAAAAACTTTGGGCCATCAAAACTGGCAAATCAGAAAGTGATCTTAATTGCCAAGAGCTTGAAATCACTACAGAAGACTTGGACCAATTATGGACTTGCATTAAGCACCAAACATTACCTCAAACCCAAGGCTTTTTCTTTGGGAGTGATACTAGTCACGACGCAACGCGCCAAGATTATGATCTAGAGTTTGTGGCAAAAGCTAGAGAAGCCATCTCAGAAGGCGATCAAGTTTTTTATACTTGCTGGTGGTAAAATTAAACAAAATTAACTATGACAATAGAGGTTGAAAGAAAAGAAGTTTACGGTAATACCCTAACTTATGTAAAAAAAGAATCTGTCAGGAATTCTATAAAGAAACTAACAGGAAGAAAAACTTTAACTCACTATGACATTGAGGCCCTAAAAGAGTTGGGCTTTGTCTTAGTCATTGAACAAGCAACAGAAAGAATTTAAATTATGATTAAAAAACATACAATGCCGTGCATCCACATGAATGGATCGGATGAGGATAGACTACGCAGACAATACAATGATTTGTTTTGCGCTGTAAGCGACGCTCAAGTCAAACTCCTTTATGATACAGACTTCCATGAGAGGGATTACTACCCTCTTGGAGAGGAAGCTTGGGATAAAGCTTGTCAGGAAAGAGGAGAAGTGGAGAAAGCAATGAATAAGGTTTACCAATATGCTAGGCAGCATAAGCATTACCTCGACTACGGAAAGGAGCCATTGCCAGATGAAGATTAAAAACTACTTAGTGATAGTAGAGGAAGTAAACCGCTTGCAGTTTGAAGTTGAAGCCTCTTCGGAGGCTGCGGCTATCGACTTGGTTGAGGTCGGAGAGGCTGGAGATCCTACCGATCAAAGGGCAATGGAGTTTAACTGCCTCTCTGTAAAAGAATACATTAAATAAAAATATCTCCTAAGTCATTGAATATCAGTGGCTTAGGAGCCAGCCCCCGCCGCCGCCTTGTAACTCCTTGAGTACCAGTGAGTTACGGCGGTTTTTTCGTTAACTCCTTGTCAAGCTCAAAACAAAAAAATAAAAATGCATAAAAGATTAAAAAAGGGCTTGCAGTTAATTACTTTTCTGTCATAATTCTCCTGTCGAGAGAAACGCTCTCGCTTTACCACTAACTACTACTACTACTACTACTATGAAAAACCTAATCTACTCATCCAACAAAGTTGACTTCGCAGCCGTTAAAGCTATCGAAACTCCTGCTCCCAACTGGATGAGGAAGCCAGACGCCGAAGGCAAAGGCAACCACTTCCCTATCGCTCATGATGCCCTCATTAATCAAGCTCGCGAAACTCTTAAGGACAATGGTTTCACCATTGAACAGGAAGAGCACGGTCTTTCCGAAGGTAATATGAATTGCTTCAGCGGTTTCGCTCTTCGCAAGTCTGGCTTCGACAGTGAAGAGCGCCAGCTTGTCATGGGACTTCGCAACTCCCACAACCAGAAATTTGCCAGCAGCCTCGCAATTGGGAATTCCATGTTGGTTTGCGAAAACCTCTGTTTTTCTTCTGACGTCACACTTGCTCGCAAGCATACGCAAAACATCTTAAAAGACCTTCCTTTCCTTTTTAATAAGGCAATCGGCCAAGTTCAACAGACTTGGGACAACCAAGGTAAGCGCATTGAGGCTTACAAAAACACCGAGGCCAATGAGGTTTCGGTTCTCAATAAGCTTGTCAAGGCGGGTTTAATCAAGCCCACCAAGATTGAAGCTATCTTCGACAACATCGAAAACGGTGGCGTCGATAAGGACGGCAACGAGGGCGCGTTCTCCGAGTACAAGGGGACTCTCTGGAATGTCTACAACGCCGTGACCGAGTCGTTTAAGAATCTAACCGCTAACAATGTCATGCACCTTCCCCGCATGACGATGCAAGCCCAGCAGATTTTTGACCGTGTGGTCAATCCTCCCGAAGTTGTCATCTCCCAAGATGATCGCGAGTCAGCTTTAATTTTACCTGCATAGCCCATAACGCCCCCCCGCAAGGGGGGGTTTCTTCCCATGAAAGAACAAGATAGATCTTTTTTCGAGAATGTAGTTTTCACTTGCATAGTCCTACTTTCTGGCCTAGTTACTCTCTTCGGCCTCATCCAGCTTGTCAGGATGGCACTATAATTTTTTGTTAGGGGTAACAAACATAACCTCGTCCTCTCTGCATGGAGGGCGGGGTTTTTCTTTGTCAAGAAAAAAAAATCGTTGTAAGTCGTTGAGTATCAATGAGTTACAGGGCGGGGGCCGCCGCCGCGCTCTAAGTCCCTATCAATCAGTGAGTTACGAAGGTTTTTGTTTTAATGGCGTGTCAAGCATTAAAAAACATTTAATAATAATTAAAAAAGGCTTGTAGCGCATTCTCTCTTCTGGTATTCTCCCCTCGTTATGAAATTACTTAATAAAGGTAACACTAAAACACTAAAGGGAGAGGTTCTAGGATATCGCACTTTCGGTCTCCACCTTTCCCCCGCTAATAAATCAGGATTCAATGTCTGCCAATGGGCAAGCGCAGGTTGTCGTGCCGCTTGTTTAGATACTGCGGGTCGTGGTTGCATGAGCAACGTGCAAACTTCTAGAATCAATAAAACTAAAAGATTCTTTAAGGATAACTTTGGTTTCATGTCGGACCTTAGAACGGAAATCGCCAAGGCGATCATTAGCGCAGGTAAAAAGCAAATGATTCCATGCTTTCGCCTTAATCTTACTTCAGATATTCCTTGGGAGAATGTCCTTAAAGGCCGAACAGTAAACCCCCAACTAGTTCGCCCTCTTAATGTAATGGAAGAGTTCCCAAATGTGAGTTTCTACGATTACACTAAAGGGTTTTATAGAATGAGGGCTTGGCTTGATGGCAAAATGCCTGACAACTACCATCTTACCTTTTCTCGCAGTGAGGAGACTAGTGATAACAAAATGAAAACAATCCTTGAGCTAGGAGGTAACGTCGCCGTCGTCTTCCGTGGTTCACTTCCTAAAACTTATCTTGGCTATCCCGTAGTAAATGGAGATGAGCATGATCTGCGCTTCAAAGATCCTAAAGGCGTGATCGTTGGATTGGTTGAGAAAGGTCTTGCTAAAGAAGACGAAACGGGTTTCGTTGTTGAGCCCAAATAATATGGACGTAGAAATTTTAAAGACAGCCTTTTATATACTAGCTGGAATTATATGGTCTCTAAAAAGAAATAGATAAGAATGAAACTAGAAGCACAAAGACCCGTCCCCGATAATCCAAATGAAGTCTGTCTTCTATTCTTGGGCGATGACAAAGATGAAATCGAAATAATGATCAACGTCGATAAAGAATCCCTCTTAGAAATTGTAAAGGAAATAAAATAAATGAGCACTTCCACAAGAGACAACTCTGTTAATCAATCCGATATAGAACACGATCCTTTCCTTAAGAAAGCTATCGATAAGAAAGAAATAATCCAGCAATCCTCTCAAAAGAATTTCGGGATGTACGATGTACTCCCCGCAAACATTGCTCGCACAGTGAGCGAAGCTTGCGACGAATTCTTTAAATCAAGAAACATTAGATATGGCTCTGCATGGTTCCATGACAGAAACGACAGAAAGAAAAAAATACAACAAGCAAAAGATGAACAACGAAACACCAACAGTTAAATTGACGGGGGTATTCCCTAAAACATTTAGAGTAACTAAGTGTGAAAGTGGAAGGAATGATTGTAACTTTGAGTACTCTGACGAAAAGAAACAAGTTTTTTTTGAAATATGCTTGCATGGAGCTTACGAGCTGCATGAACATTTCACAGAGTTAGGTTATACAGAATTGGCCCCAAAAGTAGAATTCCCAACTTGGCACCCCAACTATAAAAAAAGCTAAATAAAAAAACCCCCGTAACTCGTTGTCTATCAGCGAGTTACAGGGCGGGGGCGGGCGGGGCGCTCTAACTCCTTACTAATCAGTGAGTTACAACGATTTTTACTTAATGTAAGTCTCTGATAATCAGTTAGTTATACTGTCAAGAATATAATAACGTTTATTTGTCTATATGCTAGAAAACGGGCATTTGCTTATTTGTGTTTATTTTTATTTGCTGCTGATTAAAAAGTCCTTGACTATAATATATTATTTGTTATAGTTCTGTTGATGTCTGATACTACCTCTACTAGATACTATGTTGTTCAATGCCTATCTCATGCCTGTCCCTATGGGGGAACCCTAAATCTGGGGTTCGGGCTTTCGCCTGACGACGCTTGGGAAGATGCGATGGGTCCGCACTGGCGGGAGTCGAAGCTTCGGAAACGCAGGTGGTGCAACGAGGTCGATGCCGAGTTCTACCACTCTCGCGGTGAGGCTGGCTGGACCATTCACAAAGATTAATTAATATCAGCAAGCCCCTTCGGGGGCTTTTTATTTGTTTTGGTGCTATATGTTTATTTGCAATTCTATAAAAAAGTGGGCATTTTGAGCCACCTTATTATTTGCGAAAATATCTGGCAAACTTGCACTTTATTATTTGCAAGAATATCCTACAACCTTGGGGCTTATTTGTTTTTATTTTTTTTAGCTTGCTCCTTCTTTATTTTATCGTAGAATTTTCCTTTCTTTGAGCTATCAACCATGAAGTCTCCAAAGGGCTGCTTATTATTAAATCCAAATATTTCTCTTAACCTCTCTGTTTGTTCAGGATCAAGGTTTACATCGAATTTATTTTTATTGTCATCTTGTTGCATTGTATTAGTACTATATGTTTATTTGTAAGTTCTGGGAAAAGTGGGGGGTTTGCGCTTATTTGTTTGGCATAATAAAAACGGGCCAAAGCTAGCTTTTATTTTGTTTTATTTGTTATAATAGGCTAAAAGGGCGCTTTATTTGGTTTTTTTTAGAAAAATAGGGCTGCTGTTTGTGTCTGGCTAGGGCTAGATGTTACTAATTATAAAAAAATATTATAAGC